GTGAAACAATGACAGTTCATAAGACTTGGGTCGTGATTTATTCAAGCGACCCTATGGCAAACCATGATTTAGCGAAGCGACTAGAAGGCTTGGAGTGGTGGATAACCGACCGAGATAACGCAACCGATAGCAAGACAGCGGTTCGCATGATTGACCTAACGCAACTGAAAGATTAGTAGCCGATAGGGCAGGGGGTTATCTCCCTGCCTCTTCGGGTGTTCGTCTTGGACATCAACCTAGAGAATGGAAAGTAAATGGAAATAAAAGAAGCCGACTGGTTTCCGAGCGATTATGTTTCACGCCTAACGATTGAACATGAAGGCGTGACTTACTACTGGCGAGGTGAACAAGGCGAGTGGGGAATGGATGAAAGATGGTTCGACTCAAGCGAGAACAAGATTGAGCGACCTGACTTTGCTGATGAATTAGATTTAGATCTGTTCGACCTATGCGACACCAACGCTAAGCCTTGGATTCCGTATCTAGTAAGAGAAGAACTTGAGAAGGTGCAGAAGTTGCTTTGGGGTGGGTCTGAAACCGAGAACATTGAGGCACATAACATTGTGGCTTCTATGTTGAAAGAGAAGGTGAAGTCATGAGAGATTATGAATTGGTTCATGCTATTGAGCAGGTTATCGGTCGTGACGGTGATGAACTGACTGACGGTGAGTGCTTGGACGAGATTGTAAAACTCTTAATCGAATACAAGATGTTTAACTTTACGGCGATTGGTGGTGGTTACGGTGAGTAGAACTACCTGTGGTCTTGAGGTTGAAGAGGCGATTGTAAAAGAGCTTCTTTTGCAGGGGTTCCCTGAGTCTTTAACCCGAGAAGTGCTTGCCACTTACAACATAGATTCGATTCTCTTCGATACCATCATGCGAGATGCTTCGATAAAGATTGACGACCTACATAAGGCGATTCTAGATGACTCAATTTCATGGGGTGAACTGGCACAACTGACTCATGAAACGCAGGTCGAAAGGTTCGGATTTTGCTCATGCGAAGAGCAAGAACAATTCCCTTATGAGGACTGCCCGAGGGTGAACTCATGACCTATGGCTGTGGTGCTTACACTTGCGTGACCTGTTATCCGTTCACCTATGGCTGTGAATGTGGCTATAGGTATTCGGATCCGATTCCAAACGGGCAAGAGATTCCCGAATGTGACCATGAAGGGGGTCAATAATGCCCGCCTTTGGACTGTTCGTATTGACCTTTTTCACCCTGCCTAAAGGCATGAGCGAGGGGCAACCCTTGCTAGTATTTATACCAATAGCCGCATGGGTTTTAACCCTCATGCTGAAAGGATAGTTATGCGAAGCCGATTAACCATTGGCTTGGTTTCATTGGGGCTGGTCTTTGGACTAGCCCCTTTGAGCCGAGCCCCTATCGAAATCAGAACTGTAGTTGCTAACCCTGAGCCTGTAATAATTGAGGTTCCGAAGCCGAAGCTTGAACTTTCCGACTTGCCTTTGTCGTGGCAAAAACTTGCCATGTGTGAATCATCTGGTCGGATCAATGCCGTAAGCGGCACCCGTAAGCAATTTCAGGGGCTATTCCAAATCGAATACCCTCGGACTTGGGTTGCTCATGGTGGGCCGAAAGACTTAGCACCGAAGGATGCAACAGTAATGCAACAGTTCTATGTGGCACTACGGATTTATGTTGATCGTTCTTCTAAGCCTTGGCCATACTGCGGCAAGTTCTTGAAAGAAGAATATGGTAGGTAATGCCGACAGCGGCATGCTATGCTAAAGCTACTGAACCCCAACGAGACTCTAGGCTCCGAGGGGTTCAGTCTTTTCTACTTATTATCAGTAGAGTAAAAGCCACCGGCATTGAAGATCACCGGGTTAGCAGACCACACTCGTGCCATCATCTCACCACAATCACAACGAGGAATAGATTCCTCAGAAGTCATTGACCTTTCAATCGTTACTTCAATTCCACACTTGCTACATCTGTAGTCATAGCTCGCCATAGGGAGATCTCCTTACGATCCTCATATACTCTTCTCGTGCTTGTCTAAATGCTGCATCTTGTGCCATGCCGATGGTTGATAATGGTGAGTATGAAGTAATGATTCCCCAAGCTTCAATGTCCTTGGCTATCTGTTCGCGTTGCTCTGCAAGGTGCATAGCTAATGTCTTTTCCATTAGTTGTTGTAACTCCCTCTGTATTTCCTTAACCTATCTTCAGGTACACAATAGATCTCAGGTCGTTTCCAGTCTGGCTTGTCAAGGAACTCTGGCACCATGGCATCAGCACCCCACATCCAACCCATGATCTCGTAGTTGGGCATACCACCACGAACCAATACGAACTTAGTCTGCGGATCAGCTCCGGGTCTAACCAGTAAGCGACCCTTCTCATGCTTAGTAAACTTAACATCTATGTTCGGCTCAATATCTACGCCGCCTTGGCCGAAGGCTCCACCCCAGTACACACCAAGGTTCTTTGCTACTGCTATCTCTGCACCACATCCATCTACATCAAGCAAAATGCGTTGCCATGGATCTAAGTCACCGAGGCCACGCATCTGTTGGTTCTTCATCGTAGATACATACCGTTCTATCGCCGTGTTAACGGCCAATACAACCTCGTATCTTTCGAGAGTTATCTTTAAGCCCATGGACTTGGCCCTCCAAGGTTATCGATTAACTTGCGTAGTGCTACCTGAATCCTGCGATCAATCGTTGAGTCCGATACATTCCATGCAACTGCGATGTCGGACAGGATCAATGGATCCTTACCGTAGCGTTGCTCCAATAGCAACTGCTCATCATCAGTAATCAATTCGTATGCAGCTCTTACATCTATGACCATGCCCAACACATTGCCACCCTCGCTTGGTACCGGTGGCTTGCGTGGTGTGCCATCATCTATCTGATTAACCAGTACTGCACCCTGTGTCTCGAACTGCAGGGCTACGGGTAGTAGCGTGGCTATGAGTGCTGTGTCGTAGAAGAACTCATCACCCATCTGATAGCCGAGCTTGGCTGCCTTCTCTTTACGAGCAATCTTTTCCACATGCCTACGAAATCGAGCCATGAGTTTTCGTGCAACCCACTTAGTCTCATCCTTCGAGACTGTGTATGCAGCCTCAATGTCAGTCAGTAGTTGAGGTCTTTGTAGTACATAAATCTGTAGCTCTTGGACTAGATCTTCTAGATCTATGTAGCCTGAGAACCTACGGTGGATGGCGTGAGCCGATGCCCGTACTAGATCCTGTACATGTTCCTCAGCTCTAGTCATCTGCTCCCCATTGGTCATCTTCTATCTCAATTATCGCATCCATTATGAACCGTGTCACAAAGTACAACGATGTAATTACAAGAAGTGGAATCAAAAAAAATGTAGCCTTCTTCATTGCTTATTCTCCGGCCACTTACCACGCTGTACCATCATGGCAATGATGCAATAGTTAGCTAAGTCTTTGAATGAATCCTCAATGGATTCGTGTTGAGGTGTATTGCCTGAGTCCAGTAAGTTCTTCAAGCGTTCCCACTTGTCACCCATACGAACCATAAGACCGTTGATCGGGCCACCATAGGCATTGTTGATATTGCCCGGGCCGTAGTCTCTTTGCTTGGAGATCAACAGGTTGCCAAGCTCATCGATAATATCCCACGAGTCAGCAATGAACTGATCCATCATCGGGTCTTTGGTAACTGCACCCTTATCCATAGGCCCGAAGGTGTTTGCTTTATCTCTAGGACTTGGATGCCTAATGATTCTATTGAATTCCTCATTAACTCCATGTCGCTCATACTCACTCATTTATCCCTAACCTTTTCCGTAGTCCTTCGATACCTTCATCCATTACAACAGAGTTCACATCGCTACCCGGTGGCAACGAGATTAGTTCTGCATGTTCTACCTCTTGCAATACTTTCTCTGCAAGTTCCATACCCGGGTTAGACCCGTCCTTCTTGTCATCGTTATCTGCTAGTACTAAGACTCGCTTGTATCCTCCGAAGAGTCGGTTGAAGTGTGGTCTCCACGCTTTCGCTCCCGGTACTCCGACACTTGGCAAGATCTGACTTGCAATAATACTGTCGAGTTCTCCTTCGCAGATAGCAATCGCATCTCCTGGCAACTGCAGATCCACCGCATTGAAGAGTCGAGCTGGCTGGTGCATGGGTGCCATGTATCTCGGCCCCGGTAACTCGTCCACCCTACGAAACTTAAAGCCAGCAACCCCATGAACAACACGGTATGGGATAGAAAGCCATCCAATAAACTGTGCATGGGCAGGATCACAATCTACTGGCACGGTTCCGAGAAGATGAGCGTTTGCCAACTCCTTGCTGAACCCTCGTCCGTGAAGATAAGAGGCTGTCCTTTCGTCTATCTTTTGATTGTATGTCGATGCCAGATCCTTTAGCAATGTCAATCGCTCGTTCGATAGCAACACGAAATTCAACTCCTTCTCTCCACATTAGCAATGTATAT